TCTCGTATCATGGCCGGCGAATCCTTGTCTCAGATATGTAAATCCGACCATATTCCCGTTTTATCTCAGGTTTGCCGATGGTTAATCTCTCCGCACAGTAAATTTAAAGGTTTTCAAAAAGGGTATGAACGTGCCCGCATTATTTCTTATCAAGTTTTAGCTGATGAGATCTTTGATATTGCCGACGATTCCTCAAATGACTGGATTGAGCGGCACAAAAGGAATGCTGATGGTGATATGGAGGCTTATCAGGCCTTCGATAATGAGCATTTCCAGCGATCCAGATTACGTTTAGATACCCGTAAATGGTTTCTGAGCAAGGTCATGCCTAAGATTTATGGCGATAAGGTTCAGGTTGAAAGCACTGGTACTGTTGAGCATAAGCATACAACGGCGGATGATATCGATTTCACCAAGATTCATGCCAGAGTAAAAGAAACTAAGCCTGATAAGAAGAAAGTTCATTAATGGCTATCGCTAAAAAAAAAGCTGGAAAGATGATCTTGGTCAAGCCTGCGAATGGTTAAGATATGATGCCACCATGGAGCAATCGCTCCAGTATTACCAAGATTTACTCGTTACAGCCCAGGCACCGGATGATGTTATTGCCTTTCTGGGTCGTTATGATCGCTTTTTCCTGCTTACTCATCTGTGTAATCGCGTTGATGCAATCCATCCTTGGCTTTACGACCGCTGTAGGGAAGTAGAGAAACAGACTGATGATTGTCTCGACTTATGGGCCCGCGATCACTATAAATCAACAATTGTCACCTATATGGGCATTATTCAGGAGATTATTAATGATCCTGATATTACAGTCGGCATATTTAGTCATTCCCGCCCCATTGCTAAGGCCTTCATGCTACAGATCATGCGGGAGCTGGAATTTAACGAAACGCTTAAAAGGGTTTATTCCGACGCTCTTTGGGCCGATCCCCGCAAAGAATCTCCCGTCTGGTCGCAAGATAACGGTATTGTTGTCAGGCGCAAAACCAACCCGAAAGAATCAACGGTTGAAGCCTGGGGTTTAGTCGATGGCCAGCCGATATCAAAGCATTTCCGCCTGCTGGTCTTTGATGATGTGGTCACAATGGCCTCAGTCAATACGCCGGATCAGATCAGAAAAACGACCGAAGCATGGGAATTGGCACAGAATCTCGGGTCAAGCGCTAATCCTCGTTCTTGGCACGTTGGCACTCGCTACAGCTTCGCTGATACTTATGGCCAGTTACTCGAGCGCGGCGCACTCAAAGAAAGGCTCTACCCGGCCACCCACGACGGCACTCCCGACGGCGAGCCTGTCTTTTTATCGAAAAAAGTATGGGAAAAGAAAAAACGGGAATCTTCTGCGCACACCATTGCCTGCCAGCAATTACTCAACCCATTGGCCGGATCACAGCAAGAGTTCGACCCAGAATGGATGCGCCCCTATGAGGTTCGCCCGAAAACGCTAAATGTTTATATTCTGGTGGATTATGCTGGATCACGAACATCTGGCTCAAGCCGTACCGCATTTGCCTGTATTGGTGTTGATCGACACTTTAACAAGTACCTTTTGGATGGTGCTGCCCATAAAATGAGCCTGGATGATCGTTGGATATTGCTCAAACGTATGCGCAATAAGTGGATCAATCAGCCCGGCATTCAGTCCATAAGCGTGGGTTATGAGCGATATGGTGCGCAGTCAGATATCCAGCATTTTGAGGCGATGATGCGCATTGAGGGTAATGCCTTCCCGATTCAGGAAGTTAACTGGCCTCGCCAGGGTGAAGTTGATAAAGATAATCGTATTCGCAGACTGATACCAGATCATAAGAATTGGCGCTTTTTCTACCCATACACGGGCGATGAAACCTCAAAACAGCGTGATGTAAGGGAAAGGGACCAGAAATATCTCATTGCCAAGATCATCAAGCAAAAAGATGAAGAGGGTCAGATTTACGATGTGGTGGAGTATTTGCGCGATAATGAGTTCAGGTTCTTCCCTGCCACGACGAATAAGGATTTAATGGATGCCATGAGCCGGATTTATGACATGGAAATTGAGCCGCCTATGATCTACGATGAAAGTCAGTTATACCCGGAGGTTGAAGAATGAGTGAAACGACATTGAAAACAATGGTCAATAAAGTTGATAAGCCTAAACCGCCTAGCCAGGAGGTTGTTTATGTTTTTGGTAATGATGCGCGAGGGTTTAAGGATTCTACGAAGAATGGCGGGCCATATAGCCCGGAAGATAAAGGCTAATGTCAGAAATTGATAAGCAAAAGGAAAGCTATACACCTCATCCTGACTACGTTCAGCTTCCGAAAGTGTTAAAAGCGTCCTATACTCCCAAGGAATACGCATGGTTAGGCGACGAAGGCCGGCGCAACCTGCTAGAATCTGCCACAAACCCGGAGGTGTTCGATGAATCAGGGGGCTAGACCAGAGAAATTAAGCCGTGAAGAGTTGGCCGATCAGTTTAAAGATCGCCGGGAATTAAATATTGCGCTCGGAAACGAGGGCACAGAGCCAATGAGTAACGAGTTTCGGGAGAAATTAGAACATGGGTCTGGATTACCACCGCAACGCTGATCGAACAGAAACCGATATCTCGGCAGAAGACGGTCACTTAGCCGACCCCGCCGACAAACTTTTAGCCGCCCAAATTGGCGAAATTCTCCACAAACACTATAAAGGCCACCTTTGGGGCATCTTTGTTAATTCAGAGCCCACTGGCGGTATCGTCAACATTCTTAACCTTCGGGTATCGTATAAATACGGCTATGTGCTGCATTTAAACAAACTTTACCCCCTGGACAACCTTTTCAAACAGAAGATCATTCGCGCTGGTGGCGAGATATTAGAGCGCGCCAACATGGCCAGATCATATTCGACTGGTGAGAATGCTGGATGGGTCGAAGGTGTTAAAAAGAATGTTGAGAATATAGTGGTATGACCATAGATGACGAAATTATTGATGATCTACTCTCACGGTATGAGGGCGGATTGCCTCTTCGTGCGGTATGTCAGGATGATGATATGCCGGATATTGTCGTGCTCCAGGAATATATGCGACGCAACCCTGTCGCGATGGATCGCTTGCGGGCCTCTAAGGCCAAAGCAAAGCAACAAATCGCCGATGATGCTAATTTTAGGAAGCAGGCTCGGGTTAATCGCAAAGAATATATTGAGGGAATGAAGCATGGCCGGAAACAGTAAACCCCCAGTCAAAAAGACTGATCCATTCCTATCTCTGGCCAAAGACGCCTTTGATGCCTCGACGGACTATATTGACCAAAATGTGCGCAAAGATTGGGATATGTCGATCAAGGCATTCAATAGCGAGCATCCTTCCGGCTCCAAATACCATCACGCCAGCTACAAATATCGATCAAAACTGTATCGGCCCAAGACGAGAGCCACCATCAGGCGGGCGGAGGCGGCCGCTGTGGCGGCGTTCTTCGGATCAAAGGATCTTATTGAGGTTGAGCCAGCAAACCAGAACAACCCACTGTCACGCAGCGCGGCCGAGGTTATGCACTACCTGGTTAATCATCGACTGGAGAATACTATTCCGTGGTTTCAGACCTGCATTGGTGCTTTGCAGGACGCGGCCACGATGGGCGCATGCGTTAGCTTTCAGCACTGGAAATATATTCAAGACCATAATGGTCGGGTAATTTCAGATAAGCCGGAAATTTTATTGCGCCCCATTGAGAATATTCGTTATGACGCGGCCGCCGAATGGACTGATCCGATCAATACCAGCCCCTATTTGATCGATTTAATCCCGCTTTATATCAAAGATGTGCTGCAAATGATGGGTAGCACTGACCCCAAAACTGGCCAGCCCCGGTGGAAACGGTACACTGAAGCGGAGATTATGGCCTCACAAGACCATGATTATGATTCTACTCGCAGCGCCAGAAATAAGAATCGGACAGATCCTACCGATAAGCGTGACAGTTTTCGGTCTTTTGATCTTGTTTGGGTTCATCGCAACATTATCCGCCATCAGGGTCAGGATTTCTTTTATTACACACTGGGCACCGATAGGCTCTTAACTGAGCCGGTTTGGCTTGAAGACGTTTATCATCACGGTGACCGGCCTTATGTTATGGGTCAGGTTATCCTCGAAACGCATAAAACCCATCCAAGCGGCATTCCGACCATATCCAAGGACGTGCAGAAAGAGGCCAATGAAATATCCAATGCCCGTCTCGATAACGTCAAGCTGGTGTTGAATAAGCGCTATTTTGTTAAGCGTGGGCGCGAGGTCGATTTAAGTTCATTGTTGCGCAATGCTGCTGGCTCAGTCACGCTAATGACCGACGTTGATGGCGATGTGCGCGTGGTGGATACGCCTGATGTGACAAGCTCCAGTTATGCTGAACAAAGCCGTATTGATCTGGATTTTGATGATTTGGTGGGCGCTTTCTCCCCGAGCACTATTCAGTCAAACCGTAGCATGAATGAGACGGTTGGCGGCCTGAATATCCTCAAGGGTGAGGCTGGCACCATGACCGGCTACATGCTCAAAACCTTTGCAGAGACATGGTTTCAGCCCGTTATTCGTCAATTGGTCAAGCTTGAGCATGAATATGAGAATGATTTGGTTTTGCTGGCTACTGCCTCCGATCAGTCGCAAACTATCCAAAAGTACGGCTTAAACCCAACAATGGACGAGCTGATGGACCAGGATCTATTGGTAACGGCCAATGTGGGCATGACGGCCACCGACCCTGGCGCCAGATTGCAGCAGTTGATTGTGACCACTCAATCCTTTGCAGAGATTTCTGCCAACAATCCGGGGCTTGATCTTCGGGCTTTGGCTGATGAAATGTACGGCAAAATTGGCTATCGAGACTCGTCCCGTTTCTGGCCTACGGATGGCCCTGACCCAGAAGTTGTGCAATTGCAGCAGATGGTTCAGCAGTTGCAGCAAGAAGCCCAAAGTCAGATGGCTAAGGTTCAGGCTGAAAATGAATCTAAATTTGAATTGGCCAAACTTGAGGCTGAAACTAGCCAGCAGATGAAGGCGGCCGAGCTACAGTACAAAGAAAGCTCCGATCAGATTGATGCTCAGATGGATAAACTGTCCAGCGATACCAAGATCATGGTGGCCAAAATACAGGCGCGGACGCAGATTACCGTGGCTAATGTTGGAAGTCAGGACAAGAGCAAAGATCGTTTGGCTAACCGTCTTGGGAAGACTGAGGATGATGCCAGGGTTGATGCTGATACTGAGGGGGCCAGAACGCTTGAGCGCAGCAAGGCTCAGGATATTGGCGCTATCAAGAAGATTGGCGAGGGCGTGTCAACGCTTATGGATAACGAAAAATCCCGCGAGAAGGATCGTAATACCATCCTTAAATTCATCGATAAGAACGGTAGCGACAAAGTGAAGTCCTTGGCCGGAAAGCTGGATAAATAGCATGCGGGTAATAAATCATGCGTCCGTGATCCTGGCCAGCCCAGATGTGGCGGCTCAAGGAGCTGATGCAGCTCCAAGTATCGACCAGGTTTCG